ATGAATATACCCTGCAATCGGCTTTTTATAGCCATGGCATTCGGCGCTGCAACTGTTGCAGCGCCGCTACATGCCGATGTCATAGATAGTTCTGTAACTGGCTTTTCACTAGCGTTCACACGCGATTTACCTGTCACTACTGAGATTGCTTTCCAGCGGCTGACAACTGACGTTCAGCGTTGGTGGCTGGCTGATCACACTTGGTACGGCAGTAGCGCGAACATGTTTATTGATGCAAAACCTAATGGTTGCCTATGTGAAACCGACGGCCAGCGATTTACTGAGCATTTGCGCGTGGTGAAATATGAGCCCGGTCAAGCGATTCGATTTACCGGTGGCTTAGGACCCTTGCAAGGTGAAGGCGTGAGCGGTGTCATGGATTGGTCGGTTGCGGCTGATGCCGAAGATCCACAACGTAGCGTGTTGACCGTGAAGTATCGTGTGGGTGGTTATACGCCCAACGATTTGAGTCAATGGGCAAGTGCAGTCGATAATGTACTGCAACAACAAATGGATTCACTCCAAGCTTACGTTGGTGATTAACGATTACGCTGAAAATTTGCTAGCAACGAAATCGTGCGCTACGTGAAATCTGCGGTAATTCCTTAGGGATTGCCGCTATTTTTTTGCCTAGCACAAAGTGTAATAGGTTGTTGGTTGACTTATAAATGTGAATACCTACTTAGTGAATAGATACTTATCCATATCGTATTTAACATAATATACATTGTGCGCAATCATGGATCATCGTTGCCGGGATCAAGATTATCGTCGCTGCCGTCCCTGTCACTAGCTTTAGCCACGCGCTTTTGACTTCTGGCTCCTTAGCCCATTGTGCGTGAATACTAGCTAGAACTTCGCTTTCTCTCATTCCAAGCAATTTCGCAATATTAACCGCATGTTTATCCGGTAGCGGTGCTTTGCAGTTTTTAAATTGGCTAACCGTTGCTTGTTCCATACCAAGTGCGGCACCAATTTGTTTTTGTGTGAATCCGGCTTCTTTGAGTTTTTCAAACAAGCCTTTTTGATAGTTCATGGTTGTTCCTCCTGATTTTTCCATAGTATAGATGAAAATCTTTTTCTTGACACTGTATAGATGAACGTCTATAACTATAGATAAATATCCATTTATCTATCCAGGCAAGGAGATATGAAACATGAAACATTTACCTAAACAAGGTTGTTACTTTAACCGAATGGGCAATTTGCCTCTTTGCGCAAACTCGCTTAAACAAGGGCGTTTAACTGGTGTTGGTCGCATACGTTCTATCGGCTTCCCATTCCGCATTATTGATTTGAATCCACAACGGTTGGGTTTGAAATGAATATTCTGAACATTCCTTCATACGTTTTAGACCAGGCGATTGAATCCGCTGTTGCTGATTTGGGGCAACCTCAATTGACCCTTTCAGCCATTAACGCTGATCTCAAATATCACACTAAGTGCATCTTGATGCTGCGGAACGACCTCCGCGACCTAGCTCGCAAATATTCTCGTGATTGCGTGAAAGTGGATTCTTATCAGTCGTTGGAATTAACGAACGAATACGACACCGCTCGCGCAGTTCTCCAGGAGCGACAAGACGATCATAAAGCTGCCGTTACTCGTCTTGAACGAGCAAAGTCAAAATACTTGTTCTGCTTGGACGAGGTGACGAAGTGAACCATAGCATTTTACTTCCCCTTTTTATTGCCGCTTGTATCGCTTACGCGGTATGGCGTTCTAAACGAGGTTCTTAAAATGTCGCTTATGTGTGATTGGTTAACGGTCGTCATTGAATGTCCGCATGAACCTATCCCCTCTGGTGCGCTTATTGATTGCGACGCTGATGGGAATGTAACCCGGACGATTGTGAAGCGTACAACTGTTCGGTCGTCTTTCGAATCATCTATCCAGGTTAAGACAAACAATGTTATTACTCGCGACGATGGCTCAAGAATTGGCACACAATTATACCTGGACGGAAATTTTGCAAAATTCCTCCAGGGTCACAATGTTTTTGGTTCTCTTGATATTCCTTTTCTGGTTGCTGCTGGTGTACAGCAAGCGTTAAACCAGTGTCAAATACCTATTTATCCGTTTCAGCTTAAGCGCATTATGAATGGGGAGTTCAAGGTTAAACGGGTTGACTTAACAGCTAGTTACGATTGTGGAACGTCTGAAAACGTCGATCACTGGTTACAGTCTGCTTCTGTTATGTCACGTTCGCGCAGCGGTAAACCGGAAATTACCCGTGGCACTGTTTATTTCCAAAAGCATTCGCGTCGATGGTCGGTTAAGTTTTATAACAAACATCGTGAGATTCTGAAAAACAAAATTCCTTTACATCTGTTGAACTCCCCTATCCCGGCTTGGACTGATGGAAAACTTCGCGCAGAAGTCGTTATTCGTAGCAAGGAATTGCAAAAGATTGCAGAACAACAACTCGATAATGCTGATATTTACGGCTCCGATTTAACGCCCAAATTTTGCTCTACTTTATTCAACTCCTATATGGAGCGCATTGATATGTCTGACGTTCACCGCATTCCCCAGTCCGCAGCTTTATCTCTGCCTAACGCTTTGCGTGGTACTTATGAGTTATGGCTCAACGGCTTCGATATGAAAAGCCATTTATCTACTACTACTTTTTATCGCCACCGACGCGAAATTTCTTCGCGCCTGGGCGTTGATATATCGCTGCCACCTCCACGCGCAGCGCGTAACAATGTCGTACCTCTTTTACGGGTGATTGAAGCTAAACCCGTAGAAGTTCCTAACCACTTGCTTCCATACATGATTAAACGAGGTGATTTCAATGTCGCAATCTAACTTAAATTCTGGTTTCGCAGGTACGTTGTTAGCCGGCCGTTTGGTGGGTACTCGCATCGACCAACGACCAGGCAAAGACGGGCAACCCTGGATACGTCATTTCTTGGGAATCGAGGTGCCTGTCGTAAACGGTTTCCCTGGACAAACTGACGTTCAAGAAGTGCAAGTTTCCGAAAAAATTATGAATGCTGCGTTTCATACCGCTATTGAAAAGCTAACCGGAAAAGACGTTTTTGTTGTTGTCTATCCTCGCGTTTATGCCACCAAGAATGGTAACGCAGGTATGCAGTACAACTTATCGAACGTAGAAAACAATATCCTTGCGCAGCCGACTGCGGTTGCTAAGGTCGCTTAATGAGTTGGGTTCAGGTCTGCCCGGTCGATCCGATAAATGGGTCATGTCCTGAACCTATGGTTTGGGCGGAAACTGCTTCAGTCGGTTTAACGGCTGAACAGTTCCTCCAAATACTCCCGTCGCTAGTTATCATTCTCCTAGCGGCTTGGGGTACTAAGACACTTGTGAGAATGATTTTTAACCGTTAAGGACGAGCTATGAAAAAGCTACTTAAGGTCGGCACAGTTGTTTCATCTGTGCTTTTAACTGGTGCGGTAATGGCTACCGAACCGTCTGGTGTTCAAGCTGCGGCTACACAGTTTGAAACTGATTTCGGTGGTAACGCTGCAATCGTGGGTGGTGCAATCATTGCCATGGCTTTCTTGGCAATTGGTTACAAATGGGTCAAGGGCATGATTTTCAGTTAAGCCCTGAAACCTGGAGTATAACGCCATGTTTACTGTTGATGATGTTTTGATTATTACTGGACTCATGGCGTTATACATTCTTTTCTCTGATTGAGTGTATAACGTTATGCTTTCCCGACCCTGCCGCTTGTTGTTCCTTGCCGTTGCACTTGCGGTGGGGTTTTTTAATTCTTCTTTTGCACAAGATACCGTTCCAAAAGTAGAAATAGATACTTACCAGTGCCGTTCTTCCTATTGGCATAGTACCGATCCCAACGCTGTTTCTATGGGTAATTTTGCGTCCCTTGATGAATGTTATAATGCGGCATTGGCATACAACGCGAACTTTAATGATCAAACGCGCACTTTGGACGGCTATACTGTAAAGAATACCTACTCTAACTATGTTCATTATGTCTTTATCGTAAAATATGCCAATTCTAATCCCGATGCAGAAAAAAGTGGTTTTGCATTTTATACAACCGCATCTGGTTCTACCCAATCTTGCCCATCTTCTCACCCAATCGACAACGGTGATGGCACGTGCAGCATCGACGGAGCCCACGAAGCTTTTTGCCAGGACTTAGCGAATAGCGGTACTTCGTTTTGGGCACCTGATAACGGTGATGAATGTACGACTATCACTGATGGTAATCCGCAAGGTTATTCATGCACGTTCACTCGTGGCGAAATCGGCATCGGTTTCGGTGGTGGTGTCGAACAATGGGAATACACTGCTTCGGGTGAAATCTGTTCTGGTGGCGGCAGCGGTGGCAATTCACCCGGTAGCGACCCTTTAGAACCCTCAACACCTATCGACGGTGGTGATTTAGGCGGTGATGGTGGCTCACCTGGCACGACACCAGGCACCGACCCTGCCGAGCCAACAAACGATGAATCTGCCTCATATCTCGGTCAAAAAATCGAATTTGAAACCAGGACACAAACAAACGCTTTGCTTGATGGTATGGCTGAATCCGTCAATAAACGTAATGAAAATCACGACAAAAACTCGCAGTTCATTGTCCAGGGTTTATCTGATTTGGCAAAAGCCAATGCGTCCGGTTTATCCGATATAGAACGCGCAGTTCGCGCCAATGGTACTTCGAGCGGTGGCGGCTCCGGTGGTGGTGACGATCCGGCAGGTTGGGGAAATGAAGAAAACGTTTCAATTGATGCGCTTGATTGTACGCCTGACCCTGTAACGGGTCGCTGTACCAATTGGCAGCCTTTAACGGAGCAAGAACTACCGGAACAAATCATTAATCTTGACCAGGAAATTTCGCAATTTGATGAATATTCGGTAACTGCTACATGCCCGGAAACCTTGCCGATGGCTTTGTCTTTCGGCAATTTAGATTTCAACTCTAAACCTGTTTGTGATTCCCTGGGCGGTGTTCGCTATATTTTGTTAGCGATAGCCTATTTTATCGTTGCGCGTGTGATGGTTAGGAGTTTTGGCTAATGACCACGCTTGCGGCTCGCGCTTACCCTCAAATCACCTGGGATACTTCCACAACGTTGGATTCGTTGCGTGTGATTGCTTGCGCTATCGTTCTTTTAAGCCATGTCTATGAATTTTCAACCGGGAATTTGAATAACCCGGTAAATGAAACGATTAGTTATATCGCGGTCGCTTGCTTCTTTTTTATCTCTGGTTGGGTGAACACGCATTCCATTCGCACTCGAAACTCAACCAAACAGTTTTATGAAAAACGCTTTTTCCGTATTGTACCGACCTATGTATTTGCCCTGGTGTTGGGTGCAGTCGTTTTTATCCTGGTCGGTGGTAATCCGTTAGAGTATCTTTCGAATTTGGTATTTCTGAATCCCTTTTTCGGCACGATACCAACTAACGCCCCTCTTTGGTCATTACCTTATGAAATCTATTTGTATGCGCTGCTGCCACTGCTCTTGGGTTCCTCCTGGTACTGGTCGCGCTTTGCCTTTGTGCTGTTGATTTTGCTGTTTACGCTACTTGGACACCCGTTTTTATTTGTTGCGTTTTATATGGGCTGCCTTTGCTATTCGTTTGGGTTGCAGTTACCTCGTCTGAATCTTTTTTCCAAGTACGGTAAACACACCTACGAAATTTATGTGTTTCATTATCCGCTCATGATTTTGTTATGGGGGCTTTTCTAATGCCTATACCTTTTGCGGGAATACTTGTTCCTCTAGCAGGACCGCTTATTACTTTTGGCACCTTTTTACTTGGTATCTTCACCAAGTTTCGTAGTTGGTTCGGCTTTTGGTTTATCACCCACATCGGTGATTTAGCCATAGGTGCGCTTTATTCTGTCGGTGCAGGTTGGGCAACCTATGAACTCGGCTCCTTTGCCTTAACCGCTATTTATAACGAAATTCTAAGCAATGTTTCTGGTATGCCTGAAATGCTATTAGTCAGCATTAATACAATGGGCATGTTTGAGTTTCTGCCGATTGTATTCGGTGGCTTTTCGGCTTCTCTTGTGCTGCGCGGTGTTGTTGGCGGTATCAGTGCTTCAAAGTTCTCTATGCGTAAACCTGAAAATTGGGTGACTTAAAAAGCAGCGTGCAACATGAGCGAACGCAGTCGCCAGGTTGCACGCTTTAACAACTATCTGGGGTTAATATGTATTCTTTAACTTTAATCACGGGTCGCCCAGGTGCAAATAAGACCCTTAACACCATTAAAATGATTGTTCAGGATAAAGATCATCAAAACCGGGTGGTCTTTTATCACAACATTCCGTTGATGTTTCTTGATTATTCTGTCTGTAATTCTTTCCAGGGCTTCTTTTACGGTGTTTTTCGTCCATCTTTACAAGGTAACGATAAAGAACACTATCAGCTTCTAATGGAACGCTGTCATAACCAAAAAAGACGGGTTGAACTCAAAGATGTTCCCCATTTGGAACAACAATTTGATGCCTGGCAATATGACGGGGGTTTGCAGCTTTGGTTATCCTGGTGTCGTCGCGTTTATTCCAGTTCTCGGTTAGAACCTCTTGAAAATTATTTAGCGATTAACCCTGATGCGACTTTCGATCAACTAGAACAATTTAATTTGCATTGGATTAGTTTTGATAATCCTACGGATTGGCATCTGCTGCCGCGTCCTTGTCGTATTGTCGTTGATGAATGCCAGCGTTGGTTTTTACCTCGTCGCCCTGGTTCCGAGGTTCCTAAACATATTTCCGAGTTTGAAACCGTCCGGCACTCTGGCGGTGATGTTTTTCTCATTACACAGCACCCGAAACTCATTGATTCGAATATTCGTCGCCTGGTGGTGAATCATTATCATTTTGTCCGTAAATTGGGCATGAATCGCGTTATCAAATATGGTTTTCCCGATTGTGCTGATGATCCTGATGATTACCATGCTAAACAATCAGCAGATAAACAAACGATCCAATCTGATAAAACCTTTTTCGGTTTGTATCACTCGGCTGACAGGCACAATTACAAATTCAAACTCCCTCGTAAGGCGTATTTTTTCATCGTTGTTGCTGTTGTCCTTGTTTTGCTTCTTTTTCTGGCTTATTTTCGTCTTTTTGGTGGTTCTAATGGTGATTCTTCAAACCATTCTGGCGGTGCTGTTAGTGTCGCAGATAGTTCTGTTGCTGTGGTTCCTGGTGGATTGGATAATGGAAGCAATTTTTCCCAGGCTCCGCGATCGATTCAGCAAGTAGAAAGTGAGGTTTTGCCGATTACTGCGTTATCGAATCAACCTCACCCGTTGAACTCGCTTTGTCAAAAGCTATCGTTAGCCGGCCATGAAGATATTAGGGATTCGAGTGGTCGTACTGTTCGAACGTATTACCTTAATTGTTTCACTGAAAATGTGATTAGTTATAAAGCCCAGGCTTCCGGCAGCAGTTCACCAGGTGAAAACCAAGATGGTGATTTTGCTCGAAATAACAACGACCAGGCACAATCGAAATCTTACCAAGAACGGTTGTTGTTTACGTTTGATGATTTGATTCAGTATGGTTATCAGTTTACGTTGAGCAGCAACCAAACTCCGATGTTGGTGTATGGTGGTCAAAAGTATTTGTTGGTTAATTATAATTAGGTGGTTATGAAAGATTCATTTATGTTTTTGGTTGAGATATTCGAGGGATTGCGGTCTGGTTCGTTACTGGCCGACCAGGTTGCAGACAGTTTTTTAGCGTCAAACAATGTTTGCCCTGGTATGCCGAACTATCCAACGGAAAAGGAACGGTTAATCGAAGCACTAACGTCTGTTGCTCAGATAAAATGTGACGATTACCGCCTAGTCATTATCGAACAAATCGCTTTGCAAGACGCTTTTCGCATTCACTAATGAACCTGGTTTGAAAAGCTGAACCCGTCTTTCTGCACGAAAAAATCAAAAAAATCGCTTTCACAAAAAACGGCTAACGCTCGCCGCAGTCAAAAACGAACACGCAGCGAAGCGAGTATTCGTTTTTGCGAGGAAGCGTCACGCCAAAGGAACTCGAAAAAGGAAAGTACACACCTAACCCGAACAATTCCTCACCTAAACCCGAACGGGCAAAAGGTAAGGTAATACTGGACTTTTGTGCCATTTTTGGCAAAACCCCATCATCAATAACACACCTCATATTCGCTTAACCTTATGAAAATACTATACTTATCGGCTTATTGGGGAGTTTTTAGCGTGGATCACCAATTTAAAACCGATTTTGTTACCGTCTACGGCTTTAATTTTGCTGCTGCTGCGGCTGACCTGGGCGTTTCTGAACAAACTATTTTGCGTTGGTACCAGGGCAATCCGAATCCTTTAGCCAGGCGATTAGTTTCCATTATGGCGCGTGGCTATCTTCCTGAATATGCGCCTTTTGATACCTGGCAAATTGTAGGAACTGAATTGCATACGCCCTGGGGAAACTTCCCGGCTGCTGAAGTTGAGTATTTAAAACAGTACAAGTGGCAAGCCCGAACCTTGTCGGCTCGGTTCCGCTCTTTACCAGGTGCTTACAAAGAATTGGAGGAAAGGTTAAACCGGATACTTGGGGAATCGGAAGAACTGCGAACTATTATCAAGCGCATGAATGGCGTTTAG